AACACATACGGAGCAGATAGTTCTAACTTAAATGTTGATGTAACTGGAAGTACTAACACTTTTACGCTTGACTTAGCAACCAGTTCTATGGCTAGTAACACAGACCTTGATTGGATAATCAATGGTTCAGGAAACCAACTAGACTTTGATATAGATTATGATGGTGGTACAAGTTATGTAGATGTGGATGGTGATAGTAACACAGTAAGCTTTGATGGACAAGGCTATGCAGGTGGTTACTTTTACTTAGACCAAACAGGAAGTTCTAGAACATTTAACATACAACAACAGAGTACATTAGATAATGATTGGCTTAAGATACTTTCTACTGGCAGTAATGGTACTGTCTGTGTCATTCAAAACGATGGGGGCACAGCAGTCGGTTGCTAATATTGGCAACATAACTGAGCTGAACGGAACAGGCAGAGTTGTAAGAGACCAAGCCTACAAAGCTTCATTAACTTTTGACATAAATAGTTTTGATAATGTCCAGACTTCTAATGGGAGAATGGGCATTACTTTTTTAGATGACAGTCAAGTTCGTTTGACTGAACACTCTCAGCTTATAATTGATGAGTTTATCTATGACCCTGACCCATCTAAATCTAAAATGGCTCTACAGTTTGCGAGTGGTACTGCAAGATTTATCACAGGAAAACTCGCAACTATAGATAAAGAAAACATATTTATAAAAACTCCAAGTGCTACGATAGGTATTCGTGGTACAGATTTTACTGTGACTGTAGACGAACTAGGTCGCAGTTTAGTTATCTTATTACCTGACAACGATGGTCTACCTAGTGGGGAGATTGTAGTTGCTACAGCTATGGGAGAGGTTGTACTTAACAAACCTTACCAAGCTACAACAGTTTCAGTTTTTGAATCAAACCCCACTAAACCAGTTATATTAGATATTACTTTAGAGTTAATAGATAATATGTTGATTGTAAGTAAACCAAAGGAGAACGAAGTTGCAAGACGACAAGACGGAGGTAGTAGTTCAAGTAATGTTCTTGATATTGATTATCTCGATTTTGACGATTTAGAGCAAGACTATTTAGCAGGAGATGATTTAGAGTTTACAGAGTTAGATATAAACTATCTTGATGTAAACTTCTTAGAAGACTTACTAAATATTATTGAAGATATAAACGAACTAGACACTACAAACACACTATTAAAAACTGACATAGATTTAAAAGGTACATCTATTGGATTTGATTCTAATACTCAAATCAATACTTTTGTTACGGATAACATGATTACCTTTTATAAAGCTTTAGAAGATACTGTACGATTAGATTTAGATAAGGGTAATGCATATACTGTTATTCTTATTCAAGGTGGAAAGAGCACTCAAATAGTTGTGAATGGTGGGGGTAACTCTACCATAAAAATAACTCAAGGAGATTAATATGAAATGGTCCTTTCCTTTACTTGCATTACTCTGTGTACCTTTACTTTTTAACTCTGTACCTTTAGAAATTCTTAGGCTCAAGACCTTTGATGCCTTAATTGAAACCCCTATTCCTTCAGGGCATTTCACAATACTAAACATTACCGAAGAAGACCTCAACAAAGAAGGAGGTTATCCTCTGCCCAGACAAAGACTTGCAGAAATACATCAAGACATTATAGATGCTGGAGCTTATGGAGTAGGATGGGTTATGTTGTTTCCACATCCTGATAGACTCGGTGGTGATGCTGAGTTTGCTTTAGAGCTTTCAAAGTCTGCAAGTGTTATAGCTATGCCAGAGATAGACAATGGCATTTATCCAAAGACAGTAGGTACTGTGATTAAAGGACCTATAGTATCTTTACCAAAAGCTCAAGGATTTTTACAGAACATTGACATCTTAAAAGAGTCAGCTAATCAAGGTGCTGTGTCTGCTCCAGTAGATGTAGATAATCTTGTTAGACAAATACCTTTATTACAACAAACAGATAGTGGGTGGGTTGCTTCATTTGGAACGGAAGTTTTAAAAATACTAGGAGGTGGTCAAACTTATCAGATTGTAACTAATCAAAATGGAATTGAGCAGATTAGAGTACGAGGCATCCCACCTACTTCAACAGATAGTCTTGGTCGTAAATGGATTAGTTGGGTAGATACACCACAAATAACTTTAGATGAATTACACAAAGCAGAATCTACATTTGTATTTGTAGGATTTACAGCAAAAGGAATATCTCCACAACTTGCAACTCCTTCTGGACTTTTAGAGCCACATAAAATTCAAGCAGCTCTAGCAGAAAGTATGTTGATAGATAGTCCAATGATTCCAGATTATAGATTGATAGTAGAGCTAGGACTATTATGCCTCTCAGGGCTTCTTACAGCTCTTGTAATCGCTTATTCTGGTGTGACCCTAGGCGTAGTATTAGTTGGAGTTTTATTTGCTCTAATCGCATATTTTGGACACTACTTAATTAGCATAAATTATTTGATAGATGTGACTTGGAGTTTAATTTCTATGGTTTTAATTTCAACCCAGCAATTTTGGTTAAACTTTAGAACTCAATACAAACTTAGACAACAAATTAAAAAACAATTTGAACATTATCTTGACCCAAGACAGGTTGCTCAACTTGCAAAAAATCCAGAGCTTTTGAAGTTAGGAGGAGATAGAAGAAGATGTACGTTTTTATTTACAGACGTTAGAGGCTTTACAAGTTTATCAGAAAAACTAGAGCCTGAAGAAGTCACAGAGATTATGAACAAGGCATTAACAATACAATCAGATGCTGTCAAAAAACATGGTGGTATGGTAGATAAATATATTGGAGATGCAATGATGGCAATCTTTAATGCACCAATAGACCTAGATAATCACGAAGAAAAAGCTGTACTGACTGCATTAGATATCATTGAAGACATGAAAGAAGCCGACTTAGGAATACAAATTGGTATAGGTATTAATACAGGAGAAGCTGTAGTAGGAAATATGGGAAGCGAAACAAGGTTTGATTACTCAGCTATAGGTGACTGTGTAAATCTTGCAGCTCGTTTAGAAAGTGCTACTAAAGAAGCAGGTAAAAACCTACTAATAGGCGAATCTACAATAGAAAAGATAACTATTCCTGTTGAAGTTCTTATGCCTATTAGAGTTAAGGGTAAAGAAAAAGCTGTAAATATTTATACACCTATTGGTCCATATATCTAGCATTTAAGTTTGCTTCTATATGACTATGAATCTCGTCTAGTTTAGTTGTTGCTTCTCGTATTACAGTATTCAATGTGCTATACTCTGTTTGAGTCATAAACTTTTGGAGTTCTTTAATATCTGTTGATACTCTTTCTGTAATCAACTTCCCTGTTTTATCATATAGTAACTTGTAGCCAAGAAGCACAGCTTCCTTTCTCTTGGTTTTCATTTTATAATCCTGTAAAAGTTATTGTATCTTGTCTTCCTCGTAACCCAGCTTTCATATAAGTAGTAGCTCTACCTTCAAAGAAGTTCTGATGCTCTACTCCCATGACCTCGTCTATCCATCCTAAAGGGTTTTCTCTTTGGTCGAAGTTTGTTTTTAATCCTAACTGTAGCAGTCTTCTATCTGCTATGTATCTATTGTATGCGTACATATCTTTCTTAGTTAATCCTTTCATGTCTCCCATGTCAAAAACTAAGTCAAGAAACTTATCTTCTAATTGTACCATATGTCTGCATATTTCGTATAGTTCTTTTTTGAAATCATCTGTCCAGATTTCTATGTTCTCTTGTATAAACTCTCTAAATAATTTAGTCATAGCTTCAACGTGCATAGATTCATCACGGATAGAATAAGTAACTATCTGACCCATACCTTTCATCTTTCCAAACCTAGGAAAGTTAAGTAGTATAGCAAAGCTAGAGAACAACTGTAGTCCTTCTGTAAAAGCTGAATAGACTGCAAGTGTCTTAGCTATGGTTTCTTTTTTAGCTCGGCTTGGTTTAAACTTACCGACATAGTCGTGCTTGTCTGCCATTTCTTCATACTCAGCAAAAGCTTTATATTCTATTTCAGGCATACCTACTGTATCAAGTAGTAAACTGTACGCATGTTGATGTATTGATTCCATGTTTGCAAAAGAACCCATCATCATTCTAGCCTCTGGCTTTTTAAATATAGGCATATACTTATCTATATATCCTGCACCTACATCTACATCAGACTGTGTAAACAATCTAAAAATTTGTGTAAGTAAATTCTTTTCATGTGGTTCAAGTTCTTGCCAGTCTTTTACATCTGTATGTAATGGTACAGACTCTGGCATCCAATGCATTTGATTTTGTAATACATAGTAATCAAACATCCAAGGGTACTCAAATGGTTTGTAATAATCTCTTGTTCCTAGTAAGCTCATAAGTTCTCCTTAACCTTCACAGGCAATACATTCCACATCATCGAGCTTGATGCGTGGAACTTTAACATTAATATTTTCTGCATTTCTTGCAGCGTTTGTTCTAAAGTAATATAAAGATTTTAATTTATTCATAGCATACCAATGTACATCGTTGACATACTGCATATATTCATCGTGTGTTTCTTGAGGCTCAGTTGCCTTTGGAAGTGTAAAGAATAAATTAACAGATTGAGATTGACATATAAATTCTTGTCGTTTGTATGCGTGTTCTACAATCCATATTTGGTTTATTTCATTTGCAGTTTTAAATACTTCTTTTTCTTTATCAGTAAGTTCTTTTACATTAGCAACAGAACCTTCATTACCTGATATACTCTTCCAAATTTTATTTAGTTGAGTTGCTTTTAAACCTTTAGACTTTAAAAGTTTTTCTAGGTATGGGTTCTTAACTTGGTAAGTACCTGACAAAGTTTTGTGTGTATAGACATTAGCCCTATATGGCTCGATGCTAGGGGAAGTACCACTACAAATAATACTACTACTAGCATTAGGAGCAACAGCCAATAGATTAGCATTCCTAACCCCTTTACCATGCACATCAGGAGCTTCACCCCTTTCTTCTGCCAATAGTTTGGTGGCTTTGGTAGCTTCCTTTTTAATATGGTTAAAGGCTTTGTGATTAAATCCCACAGCAAAGATTCCTTCAAACGGAATATTTTTAGATTGGAGGTAGGCATGAAAGCCCATTGCTCCCAAGCCAAGCGACCTTTCTCGATAAGCTGAGTAAGCTGATTTAGCATACCCCTCTTTACCTTCTTTAATGTAATTAGTAAATCTTTTAAAGTTTGCACTATATTCTCCTAGTTGTTTTGTATCTACTGCATTATCAATATAGTGCTGTAAAACATTATCAAGCATTGTTATCAAATCATTTATAAACTCTGGGTCTTTGGACCAAGTATCAAAGTGTTCTAAGTTTACAGATGATAAGCAACAAACTGCTGTTCGTTCTTCGTTAGTAGGCAGAGTAATCTCTGAACATAAATTACTTTGTCTTATCTTAAGTCCTAAATCTTTTTGTGACTTGGGTAAAGCTTCGTTACATGTATCTATATTAACCATGTAAGGTTCACCAGTCTCAGCTCTTGCATTTATAATTTGCCACCATAAATCTCTAGCATTAATTATCTTAACAGCTTCGTTAGTCTTAGGGTCTATAAGTCTCCAGTCTTCATCCTCTTTAACAGCATTTAAAAAATCATTAGTTATATTAACACCATTGTGAAGGTTTAAACATTTCCTGTTTATATCTCCACCAGATTCTTTACGCATGTTTACAAACTCTTCAATCTCTGGATGACTAATATCCATGTAAGCTGCATAGCTTCCTCGTCTTGTAGTGCCTTGATTAAAGGCTAACATCTGAGAATCAACTACATGCATAAAGGGGATTGAACCAGTAGAACGACTACCATGAGTAGTAGATATCCCATTACTCCTAACATCTCCCCAAAATCCACCAATGCCTCCACCTGAACTTGCCAACCATATGTTCTCGTCATAATGAGCAGATAGACCAGTCCTGCTATCAGGAACATAATTAAGGAAGCAACTGATAGGAAGCCCACGAGTTGTGCCTCCGTTGCTAAGTATAGGAGTGCTGAACATGAACCAACAATCGGAGCTGTAGTTATAAAGTCTTTGAGCAAGTTCATAGTCGGTCTCCCCTTTGTAAGTGGCTGCAAATACAGAAGCTCTTGCGAATGCTTCTTGTGCATGTGTTTCTTTTTCCCAAAAGTATCTATCCTTTAATGTATCAATACTAAATTTATCTAATTTCTTTTCTTTATCGTAGTCTATGCATATACCAAGATAAGGTTTCTGTCCAATTTTATCTTCAATCATTTTCATCCTCTACTAAATGTAAAGCTATTATAGCATAATGAATAATTTTTAACAAGTCTTGTGAGTTCTTTCCGTTCTTTTTTCCATACCTCATAGCATACTTCATTATGTTTCCTAAACAAAAACCTTCTCCATGACCAGCATCTAATATCATATCTGTTGCTTGATACTTACCATATGCATAATGTTGATTGTAAGTTTGGTCAATGTGTCGTTGAATTTTTTGTATTAATATATCTTCATTGAATTTATAATTCATCTGTTCTCCACTCCTTCGGTAAAGTTTCTTCACTATACCATTTAAAATTATTAGTCTCAGCCCATTCAGCATGAGTTCGTTTAGTTCCGTCTTTTCTTTTCTTAGCCTGTGGCATAGGAGCATAAGGCTTTTGAAATAAAAAAACTAATTCAGTATTTTTAGGCAATGCTTTTCGTACATGTATGTACTTACTATACTCTGCATAATCCCAAAACCTACCCTTTGCCTCTAACAAAATTGTTTTATTTTTTAAAGTCTTAACAAAGTCAGGCTCATACTTATGTGCTACAACATAATCTATATTACCCCAATGATGTTTCCATTCTTGAAGAATAGTTTTATGTAAATCAGCTTCCCATATACTATCATACCCTTTAGGTACTCCAGTCTTTTTAGGTCTAGGTTTTCTTGGTACTCTTCTAGGCATTAGTAATAGAAGAGTCGTAGTTTTTAACTAGCTTCCAGTAATCTAAGATACTATTAAACATAGCTAAGTGTCTAGCATGAGTATCTTTATCCCAGACATGACAAGCAATCAGACCAGTATCTGCTCTGTCTACAAAGATAGATACTCTTTCTACATCATCAAAGCCACAACCCTGTGCATAGGCAGACAACTGCATACCATGTTCGTCATATACTAATTTACTAGGGTCTTTACCTTTGAGATTGTCTTTAGTTTTAAAGTCAACAAAGATACCAGACTTAGAATACAAGTCTATCTTACCACCATATCCTGACTCGGC